TCATATCGCAATCAACGATTTTAAGAACGCAAACCTTTTAAATTCATAAAACATACTAATTATAAAATTGAACTTCTAAATTTTTTTAGTAACTATTATAGATATGTATAAAAAAATCAATTTTCTTTACAAAAGGAAGGAGATATGATAAGATAACTGTGGTTATAAAATTGAACTTTGGTTTTTGTTATGTACGTTTGTTTGGCTAAAAGCAGGTAGGTCTCAGATTGACGGAAATGAAACCCCAGAAAAAAAAACTTGTTAAAGTTTGCCAATATGTCATGCGTTAAACTGTTGAAAGTTTGCGAAAAACTGCCGGAAGTTTGTAAAAATTGGTTCTAGTTTGAACCTAAACTGTACAAATACTTTGTTTTTTTAGTTTGTTTGCATACAAATCAAGACAAAAAAATTAAAATACAATACTTTTAATTAACTAACATAATCAACAACAAAAGTAATTAACGTATATAAACAAAGCTATTTAATACTGTTTTAAAGCTATTTAAAGCACTTAAATAATAAATTAATAGTAAAGTATAAGCATAAAAAAAAGATGCTAAATAATAGCACCTTTTAATTATTGTTTAATTAAGTTATTTAATTAATATAAATCATGACTTACAACCTTTTGCAGATCTGCAAATGCTTTAAATTCTTTGCAGTCTTCATAATCTATTGGCTCATTACTTGAAGTAAAAAAGATGTCATATAAATTTATTTTATCTAAATTATTGAGAATATAATTATTTGATTTGCCTGTATGTTCGCTTAAAATATTCAATAAAGTTTTTCTATTATTCATTTTTTTAGTTTTTAATTAATGTCTATTAAATCGCCATTCCACTCTTTACCATTTAAATACCAAACATAATTTTTTTGTTGTATCTGTACATTTGGCAAAGCATTTAAACGTTCTTTTGTTGTATTGCTAAACCAGCCACAATTTTGAATTGATAGTGTTTTATTTGGGTTATTGTATAAATAAGCTATTGGATTTTGATGTAATTTCAAAATAGTTACATTAGGCAACACTTCAACAGCCATATTTTGCTTTGTAAATTTCTTAGCATTTAAAAATGCATTAATACTTTCTTTTGTAATTTGTCTCATTTTATTATTTGTTTTTAGTTAGTTAATTTTTTAGTTAATTCTTGTGCCTTTGTAATAATTCTCACTTCTTTTCAAAACTTCTTCAATGTTTTCTCCTATCATTTCACAAATGAAATCCTCCTCAAACCAAAATAAATCATTTATTTGTGTTTCAGTCATGCCCTCTGGATAAAGTTCCTCCAGTTGCTCTGTGATTTGTTGTAATTCTGTATAAGTTAATTTTTTGGCTAATACTTTAGCACCTGCCCAAAATTTAAAATTAGTTAAGTCTTTCTCTGTTGTTATTATCATTGTTTTTGTTTTTAGTTAGTTTTATTTACATTCTTGTGATTAATTCAAGGAATAGCACCCCCAAAAAAATAGAACTTAGAAACATGCCAAAAATAAACAAAATATTTATTAATACTTTTTTTATTGTTTTTGTCATTGTGTTTCTTAGTTTTTGTTTTTGTAATATATTTAATTTAAATTTTTGCATAATGTTTTTATTTTTAGTTAATTTCTTTTATTGTGTTTAAAGTTTTGTTTGCTTTAAACATTTCCTTTGCAAACTTTAATATTTCTATTGTATCTAATTGTTCAATAATTAATTTCATATCATAAATATTATGATTTGAAAGTATTAAAGCTGTGTGACTGGTAGCCCTTAATACAATTGTTTTAGTTTTATCTAATATTTGTAATTTTACATCTATATAAGCAAAATCTTTGTCTATTGAATTTAATTTTAATTTCATTTTTTTATTTTTAGTTAATTTCGTTTTTAATTTGATACAAATATAACACTTTTTAACAAACCACACAAAAAAAAGTTAAAAAATAATATGTTAATTTGTCATGTAATTTATTGACATTTAATAAGTTACTAGATTAAACACTAGATAAGAAAGTCTTAGAGGTAAACAATAGCAGTTCCAACAGTTTCGTGGCAGTTTCGCAGTTTCAACGCAGTTTCGTAGCAGTTACAAAAAATATTTTTAAAAAATTTTGTAAAAAAAAAGAGCATAAATAAATATGCTCTTAATTAGTATTAATACAAGTATTTTAATCGCTTATAAGATACTTTTGCTTATTAGCCGACAAAGATACTAAAGTATTACAGTTAATCATTCTAAACTCTCCCTTTTGCATATCAAAGGCAGTTATTAAGTTGTGTTCTTCTGGTTTAAACCTCAAGCCGACACCCTTAACACCTTTTTGCACTTGCAGTCTTGCGTTCATTAGTCTGTGTGTACCATCTTTTTTGATAAACTCAACAGAAAATATCTTGCAGTTGTTATTGTATATAAGCTGTTTAGCTTCATTTGTTGTTATTGTTTGCATAATTATTGTTTTTAGTTATTAATTTGTAAGAGATACCCCCTAGTACCCCCCTATACCCCCTATGCCCCCTAGCACCCCCCAAAGAGTAAAGCTAGTATGCACAATATAGTTATTGATGTGTCAGAATAATTTGACATCGGTAATTTACCACTCATAATATTATTTGTTTTTAGTTATTATTATTTTTTACAAAGACATCACCATATATATCAAATATATTGTTTAATACTTTTCTTTGTTGTTCTTTTTCATTATCATTTTTTTTAAATACTTCTTCTTTATCATTTATATTAATATGTTTATCTCCTAACATATCATTTAATTTATTTTTAAATTCATCTAATTTCATTTGTTTAATTGTTTTTAGTTATTATTTATTTTTTCTTTTTTAATTAATTTAGAATTGTAAGTATGATTTTTAATCATTAACTCAAATTTTAATTTTGCTTTTTCATATGTTGTAAATAAACCATTTGAACAAAAAGCATTGTTTGTTGTTTCATAAACTGCATATGCTATGCCATTTGCATAAGGTTTATTAAGTTTAATAAGGTTTACAAAACTTTCATCTTGAAAATTTGCATACTCAATTAATGGGCTATTAAAAACCCTTTTAGGTAATATTAAATAAGACATAATTGTTTTTAGTTAGTTATTATTTATTTATAAAGTTTTTAAAAGCAAATTCAAACGCTTCTTTTCTATCTTCGTTTATTGGTTTGTTATCTTCTTGTGTTTCTTTTGTTTCTGTGGTATTTATAACACCACTAACAAAACCAAAACCATAAGTTGCAATTGCTAATATTATTGTAAGTATAAAGTCCATTTTATTTTATTTTAGTTTAACTTTTTTTATTATCATTCAGCACATATTTTGACATATCATTATTAATGATTATACGTTTTTTAAATTTATATTCATTAACGAAGTCAACAAATTTCTTTTTAATTTCTTGTTTACCACTATACGCAAAATAGTCATTCAATTCTATTGTATTTTGTTTATACAATTTATCAAGTTCTTTTTTTTGTTTAAGTTCTGCAATCATATTGCATTTCTTTAAGTTCATCTCTTCTAAGTTGGTCATATTCATAATCTTCTATTGGTTGGCAAATATCATCACAACAATTGCAAACGTATCTTTCTATAATATCTCTCTCTTCTTTACAAGTATCACAATGAGCTGCACCCTCTTTAACCTCATTCTTTGTTCTTGTATCACATATATAGCAAAACTCTTCTAGTTCTTCAAAAGTATCACCACAACAGTTGCTAACCATGTATACTAAATGTTCTTCGTAGTTGTACATATTAATTGTTTTTTTGACAAATATATAAAAAAATATTTAATAATCAACATTAGTTTAAAAAAAATGTTAATAAGACAATTTGTCGTAAAATATAAGTAGTTAGTTTTTAGTTGTTTATGATTTTTGTGTGCAAAATCACCCTTCAAAAATACCTAGCAGTTTCACAGCAGTTTCACAGCAGTTTCATGTACCACTCTAAAGTTTCAATGCAGTCATCAAGACCTTTGCAAACAACAGCATAGTACCCTTCGTTGTTTAAATCTTCTATCCATTCCTTCTGATGTTTAGATGGGTAGCATTTCTTGTCTGCTTTTATCTCAATAAACAGTCCTGCATATTGTTTGTTTGTTTTTAGTATTTGCATATCAGGAAAACCTTTAACATAGCCAGTCTTCTTGGCAAGTATTGCTTGTTTCATTGATGTTCTTATACCACCTAAACTGGCACAGTATCTAAGGTTTGGGTATTGCAACTTCATATAAGTACAAAAAGAAGATTGTACTGTTGCTTCTTTATTCATTATAGGTTGTACCTTTGATGAGCTGATACATTAGTGGTTGTGATACCTCGTATTTACGAGCAAGTGCTGAAACTGATATACCCCCCCTATGGTACTCCCCCCTTATCCCCTCTGCTTCTTGGAAGGTAAACTTTCTTTTAGCATAGCCACCACCTCTGCTATCCTTTCTATCTGATGTTTTTATCTTTCTTATTTTAGGCATAATTAAAATCTATCTGTTGTAAAACCATATTGGTCTTCTACCTCTACATCTGTAATTGTAATTACTACTTTGTCTAACTTTTTTTTATGAAGATAACAAATTCTGTTTTGTATTTCTTCATCTTTTTCTATTGCTTTTATATTATCTGTCAATGCAAATGTGTCTATAACACCATTCTTACCTCTACTGGCTTTACCTTTGGTTCTAATATTGTATTTTACAAATACTCTAAAGATTGGCTTTTGCATCTTCTATCTTCTCTAGCTCAAATTCTAAATGAGCTATAGCTTTCTTTAGGCAATCTACTGGTGTGTCATGCTTGTGATAGCTTCGTAAGATGTAAGTTGTGGCAGTAGCTAAGTGATAAGGCAAATCAAAGTTATCACAAACTTTTCTTGCTTCATAACCATTCCTACCAATGTAGTAATAAGGCACTCTGTTATCTCTCTTAGTGTCCATGCTTCTTGCACCAGTTGGAAACAATCCTCCTGTAACAGTTTCATGCTTATTTTCTAAACCTAACTCATCTTTACTCATTCTCATTTTAGGGTTAATGTTTGTTGTTGATGATGTGTTTCTATCAAACTCATAGTAATATTTACTTTTTCCTGACATAATTTATTTTTTGTTTTTACAAACTTAATATTTTTTTTTAATTTTTATTTTTTATAAAATATAATTATTAAGAATTTGTTGTTAATTGTTTAGGTTCTGGTCTAAAATGTGGCACTTGTCTAGGGTCTTCTCCCTTATCTACCCTAGCTCTTGCATCCCATATTAACTCTTTGTGCTTTCTTAACCATCTCATGTAAGTAGGCACATTAAGATGTATAAAATCACCATTGTGCTGACTTCTTACACCCAAATTAAATGCTTTTTGTGCATCCTCAAAATAAAAATTTTTGTAAACTCTTTGTAAATCATCAGCCAAACTCTCTGCTAACACCTCTAATGTTTCTTCTTCTACGTTGTGCTGACCTAACTCTATGTAAGTCTTGCTTAAAATGTCTATTGATTCTACCACTAATTCTGCTCTTGTCATTGTTTTAATTAATTTCATATTTATTTTTTAATTTTTGTTTAACATTCATATTTTTCTGTAAGTGAGAATGTATTTTACTCATACCCTTATCAGTTTTTTTTCTGTTTCTTTCCCAATTCCTAATAGCAGCTTTCCAATCTTTCATCTTTGTCTTACCAACCATCCAACCTTTGCTCTGATAAAAATCATAGAACTGCTCTGCATTAATTCCATTATCCCTTAAATGACAATAATCTTTTATTTCACTAATTGATGGTACAATAAAATTTTTCTTTTTTATTATTTTTTCTTTTATTATACTTGTATTATTAATACTTGTATTATTATCCTTAAAGTTTTCTTTAATACCCCCCTTTAAGTTTTCTTTAATACCCCCTTTAAGAATACTTATATACCTCTTATCAATTTCTTTAGTACCCTCTTTATAAGTGTAACTTGTTGATACATAGCCATTTACCACTAATTCACTAATCCACTTAGAAATAGTTACTTTACTCTTCTCGTATAGGTCAGCAAAATACTTATTAGTAGCAAAGCAAAAACCATTCTCATTTGTTAGGCAAGTTATCTCACCATACAGCAGTTTCGCATTAGCTGATAAATTTTTATCATACCTAACATCTGCAGATATTATAGCATAGTATGTTGGTTTAACTTTCATAGTTTAAAAAAGAGGGAAGGCAAAACATTTAATATTATTATAGGCAAAATTGCCAACCTCCCCTCTATATTGTTAAAATGGTAAATCACCCTCTGTATTAGTATTGTCTACAGTTTCTTGTTTAGGTGGTTCGTATGTATTCTCATATGCATAATGAGTTGCACCTTTTTCAGATGGTTCTTTTCTCTCACATATTACAAGTGAACACCACCCTTTATTCTCTATTGCTTTTAGCTCTTCCATTTTAAAGTTAGCTACAAGCATAGAACCATATTGAGTTTTAATCTCTTTAATACTACTAGGCAAATAATTTTTCTCTTTTTTCATTTCTACGTTTTTTTAAGTTATATAATTTGGTTAATTCTAAATTGTTTACTCTGTTTTGTTTTTCCAAAGCATCAATCTTTTCATCTAATGTTACACTTTCTATCTTTGCTAAAATATTTTTATATATTTCTGAATCAAGAACATATATCTTTTGAAAAAACTCTACCTTTCTGTAATGATGTAATACAGATGCATGATGCAGATTTGTTATATCTCCAATCTCATGTAGTGTTAAATCAAAAATTGTTTTAAGAACAAATATATATAATCGTTTAGCTTGTATATAATTTTTCTTTCTTGAACCTAAAAAGATTTCTTCTTCTTTAACATTAAATTTCTTTTCTATTTCTTTAATTATTACTTCATGAAAGTAATGACTAAATATTAATTTTTTTGTGTTTTCTTTGTTCATGTTTATTATTTTAAATCGTATTCTATTATATCTATTACATCTTTTACACTCATATTAAAGTGTTCAGATATAATTCTCATGTGATAGTATCTAAGTAGTGTAGTGTCAATGATATATCTTCTAGCAGTTACTTCACTTACATCAAGTAAAAAAGAAAACTGTCTTGTAGACATTCCTTTAATTCTTAAAAATGCTTCAAACTCATTGTGAGCTTCTCTAATCTGTTGGAATTTATATTTTTTAGTCATTTAAACATACCATTTCTTACCATCTGTTTATATTGGTCTTTAGGGTCGCTAGGCACTTGGTTCTCTAAAATATATAATATAACCTCTTCTGCTTCTAATTCAGTATAAGTAGGTAATTTATTAAAGATTTCTTGTTGTTCTTCTAAGGGTATAGCAGACCTATGTAATCTGGTTTCAATGGTAGCCATTTGAAATATAGTTATCTCGCATGGCTGACCATCTAACAAATCATCAAACCAATCATCATTCACTAATCTACCATCTCATCTTGACCAAAGACACCTTGCTCATAAAACCCTGCAATCTTTAGTACAACACGACTCATAGCTCTTTTCTCTGCCATTGCAACAGGAAACTTTTTAGCACCTCCCATTAGATTATCATCAGATGCTTCACCAAAAGACATCATGTTAATTTGTTTTTTATTTTTATCTAGCTTTGATGCAGCAGCTCTTATAACAACATTAATATTGTCCTTTTTTAATTCAAGCAATAATGGTTCGTATGCAACAGTAATACCTTGTTTGCTTACAATTTTATCTATACCAGTTCTTGTGATTATGACAAAACCTCTTTTGTCTTTGTATACATCTTCTTCAACTAAATTATTGTCTAAGAATAATCTTCTTAAAGCATCTTTTCTAGTTTCTTTTGTTTCTTCTGGTTGTTCAATTGTTTTATTTTTTCTACTCATTTTTTTTATTTTTAGTTAATAATGAGCAAAAGTATAAAATTGAAATTAACTACCAAACTTTTTCAACAAAAATTTAAAAATAATGTGTGATTCTTGCTACTTGACCTGATTTTCTCTCATGTAAAAACCCTTCTACAGCTTTAGGCACACCAGTAAAACCTTTTCTACTATGCCAACTGTCTGTTCCTGATGGGCTTCTAAGATATTCTACAGTTACGCCTACATAATCTTTAGCATCTAACCACTTATGCTTTACTTTGTGGTGTATATGATGTAAGTAAAAATACCTATACTTTGTATCTGCCCACATTTTTGGTTGCTCTTGTGCCATCAGAAGAGGTAAGTTAATCATTTTAGCACCATCACCATGCTCTAACCCAATTAGATT